ATTGAAATAACCTCAGATAAAATTAAATTTTTTTTATATAAAGATATGCCGGGTGTGATCTTAAAGTATTCTTCTTTTGAAATTTTGATTAATTCTATCCAATACACATTAAAAGTTGAGAATTTGCTTTCCGTTTACATAAATGGTCTTTTGGAACCATTGTTGAACTTGAGAAAATGCCAAAGCTTGAATGAAGCATTGATGAATTGGTCTTTAAATAGAAAATTCGCATCATCCATAATGGTTATGAGTTCCATTAAAATCAAAAAATTGATGGAACTGAGTATGATTGATTGTAATCCAATTGATTTTAAAGAAAAATTAAGGTGGTTCTTAACACATGAAAATATCATAACCTTTGTTCCGTCAAAGTTTGTAAAAAAGGTTAAAGTCCTCCATCAATCAAAAAAAAATACATCAATCTTATACCCTCAATTTATGGACATAATTACCCATATAAATGATTATTTTGTGAAAATGGTTAAAACCTACTATAAAAAAGAACATGTGAAAGATATAACTGACTATACCCTTGATTTTTCAATTGAGCTTTACGGAAGGAAAGAAGAAATTATGGATCCAACAAGCCGTAAAAGTTTATATCTTGTTCGAAAACACGAGGATCATATTCACCTAAAATCGTTTGCCATATTATTTAATTTAAGATGGTTCTTCAACACCAGATATAATTGTAAAAAATCCTTGGGGTTCGACTTCCAATATGGGAGAACTATTAATGGTTATGGTCAAACTTTCCATAAATACGATGATGTTTTGCGGTGGTTAGTCACACACCCAAATGCCATAGAAGATGTTGAATTTGTCGTTTTAGATCCAATTCCACCTAATTATATATTTTGATCTTCTCTAAATTTTTTATGCTTTTTATGAGCATAAAAAATTATTTATTTTTTTCAAAAATGGTTAAATTTTATTATCTCTCCGCCGTGTTTTGAGTAGACTTTTGACCGTTTTTCAAAATGTTTTTTTAAGGTTGGATGAGAGTCTACCAAATCAAAAATAATTGGTTCAACATCTTTTCTTCGCATAACCCGACCTATGAACTGGATATAATAGGACACCATGTCAGCCGCCGCTAACAAAGTATTGAGTCGAGGATGGTTAAACCCCGTTCCGATCTTGGAATTGGTTCCAATGAGTATACGAGCATCTTTATCAAACTCTTGTTGTTTTCCAAGGAGGGACGTGACCTTTTCTCCAAGTTCTTCTAAACAACGCATCAAATATTGTCCATGTTCAACTCGTTTAACGAGAATAAGGAACACTCGATCCTTAAATTGTGTGACAATATTTATGATCAATTTGTTCCTTTTTTCATCCTTTGCCTGTTCATCAAGTATAGAGTTCCAATCAACCTTAGATTTGTATTGCGGTCCAAACTTTAAATATTTATCTTCGTTCGGAGTAAAGCCTGTTTTGACCTTGTAAACGGTATGTTTTTTATTTAAGGTATATTTCACCTTTTGTTCTCCAAAAAATAAGTCAAAAAGAACGTTATATCCATCCTCTCTATAAGGAGTCGCGGTTATGCCCAAAAGATACCTTGGAGTAAGATATAACAGATTTTCTGATAATTTTTCCGTCATACACAAATGGGCTTCATCAATTATAACAAGACCATAACTTGAAAGAAATTTTTTATCGATTTTATGGATATTGCAAGCATTAATAATACAAAAATCTGGAGGATCACTAAATGAAAATTTCTTTATTTTACTGGGGTCGATTACTATTATACTTGCGTTTGGAATAAAATTTTTAATTTCCGCTTCCCATTGACCTAACAATGGTTTTTTTGGGACAACTATAAAAGTTTTCAGTTTAATTTTACTTGCCATATTTATGGCTGTAACAGTCTTCCCAAAACCAGTGTAACAAGACAACATGACACTTTTACTCTCTTGGAGTAGAGTAAGTGCTTGATCTCGACAATTTTTCTGTTCATCTCTCAAACTACCTGTAAATTCATGTTGTATACCACCCAAACTTTTACGGTTTGGTCTCTGTATTTCCAAATTTTTTTTTAAAGCCAGTTTTAAACCATAACTGAAGGGTATATAGCATGGTCTACTTTCAACCTCTTCGTCGACAGAGTAGACATATATAGTTTTTGATTGACTTGTACCATATTGTTTATTACCAGACTCTATTTTTTTTGTTAGGTCTTTTTGCATTTTCATCAGTACTTTGTCATCATATAAATTTGTGTGGATAATACACGCCATTTTTATTAATAGATTTTTTAATGGATAAATTCAATTTTAAATAAAATTTTATGATATTTTATGCCTTTTTGAAGGCATAAAACTTTATTGTTTGATTTTTAAACTTCAAGTGAAGTTTAAAAATTGAGTATTTAAACTTTATATTTCAGGTCATTGATGACCTTCATTTCCTCCATGAGTTCTTCTTGGGTCACATTTGACTCGTCCAGGTCAATATTGTTACCACTGAAGATAACATTTTGAGCCTTGAGTTCCTTCTTAATTCGGTTGTAGAGGGTTTTAGAGTTGGGATTAGCTTTAAAATCGAGAAGAATTTGAAGTTGGGGGAAGAAGAGTCTTTGAGTCTTGATTCTACGTTCAGTATAACCATGTTGGGCTCTGATAGTGTAGTATGGGTAGTGTTCATCGTCATTTCTCTTGATGAGAACAAACCTCTCTTGTATGTCTTCATCATCGGGAAGAGGTGCTCTATCCTCGACCGCGATACCCAATTTACGTTGAACCTTTTTAACCTCTTTCTTGAGTCCTTTGTTGCTATCTAGTAACCCTTCATTCTGATCTATAAGAGTTTCATTCTGATCTTTGACTTCTTCAAGACTGATACCAAGAGAACGCATGTATTGTTCTTGTTTCTTCATATCAAGTCGCATATCAGACATCATCTGTTCCAAATCTGTTATTTTTCTTTGGGCTTCGCGATGGTTGAAATAAAGCGTATACTCAACGTACAACTTAAGGAGCTCTTCAAGGTCAATATAATAATCTCTGATTATGTGGCCATTCTTGGTTTTGAATTGCATTATAGCCATCTTGAGGTCTCTTGGTTTCATAACCAAAAATTTAGTACACGCTCTTGCACCATCATGAGGTAATAATTGAAGTTCATGTTCAATATTTTCAATTTCGAGTAATTCTTCGTCTTTTTGACTCAACTCACGATAAGAAATACTATTATTTTTTAACATTCGTTTAAAATTTTGACGTTGAGATCGAACATCACCTTCATAACCAAACCATTCTAAAACCAGTGTAGTAATCAAGCTACACTGGTTTCCAACAACTACTTGCCAAAAGTAGTCAAACATGGTCATATTAAGCTTGAATTTGGTAACTTCAATAAACTTCATGATATCAAGTAGACTAAAGCTTTTATTCAAAGCTTTATTAATTTTAGGATTACTTGAACCATTTTCGGTATCAATAACCACACCCAGAAAGGACGTGGTCGACGGTGCTTTAGCCCCATCGTTAGTAACATTTGTTTTTACAAGGTCAGACATATCTTTATTTTCGCTTTGATTTTCCAAACAAAATTCAGTTTTTGTTTGGTTATCTATCCACCACGCCTTCTATCCACCACGCTGGAAGGCGTGTCCAACGGGTTAAGCGAAAGTGAATGGGTATAAAACGCATCTAATAAATGTTCACAATTAATGGAAAAACTATACCGTTATCCTCGAATGACACCCTGGATAGTTTGAGGGGGAAGATAGCTGCTTCTTTGGGTACCTTACCACCTCTACTTGATGTTCCAGAAAATATTGCAGATGGAGGAAATTATACCATACCCGACCCAATATTTTTTGAAGATGGAGACACCATTAAAATTCGAAAAATCGACGATGAACCAATCAAATGGGATGAAATCTCAATGGTAAATTTTGACCCTGTTTTTCTTCGAAAATTGTATATTATAACAAAGGTTCAATCAACCTTGAATGATTTTGGTGTTGGATTAAGCTCAGATCAAGTCATTGGATTTGCATTTTTGGATCTTCAGACAGAACTGGGAGATGTCGATGAAAATGTATGGTTTAGAAGAACCGACACAATCAAAGAATTTAAAACAATGATTGAAGAGAACCTTAAAAATACCAAAAAACAAATTAAAACGATTGATGTTTGGGGGCGGGTTCAAACAACCTTTGAATCAACACCATTTGGTTTGAATAAAATCAACCATCAAACGGAAATTCCAAATGTTGGAAATAAAAACGAATTAATGGTATTTGATTCCATAAAATTGAATAATATTGTTGTTGCCTGTTTTTATCAAGAAATGGTCAAGTTCAACCCAGATTATAAATCTTTGATAGACGACTACTTGAACCAGGATAAAATTCTTTCCAAAAAAATAAAGGCTTCCGACATCATTAGAATTATGATACAAATTCGCGATTCAAAAGTCTCAGCGTTCAATATACCAAACTCGCGGACAAAATACAAGATGATCAATATATTTGTTCGTGAGGAGGCAATAACCTTAACAATTGAAACTTTAATCAACGAACCCAATGCTGTTGGCGCAGGTGGAAGACCAACCAACAACCTGAAAGATTTGGTCAAGAATATTTTGACTGATATGGGTGAAAGCTCCACATACCCACAACGTCAAGAAAAAGAATTTTATTATGGTTCTTATTCGGCATCTGTCAACATACCACTCATAATACTCAAGGATTTGATCACAAACGACCATAGTCTTTATAATATCAGTTACATTAATGAAAGCGCCTTAATTAACACCCGTAAAACAAATTTAAACATATTTTTAAAGGTTGGTTCGAATCTTGTTGGCGTGCGTTCAAATGATATTGGAGTGAGTCTATTTGAACGTCCTGGTACAGTCGGAACCTTTGTCAGACTCAAGAAAATTCATGGTGGCCCTGATCTTAAAACAAGGATAAATAATTATACAATTTTGGTTAACAAAATTTTACAGTACACTTTGGGTAAAGTTGATGTCATATCAAATTTTTACCAACAATACATAAATTTAAAGATTGATCGAACCTTATTTGAAGGTCAAGGAAATAAGGAGAAAGATAACCTTCTCAAACTTCAAGCACCAGAAATTTTTATTCCAAACTACACCAGATTATGCAATAAGCCTCCTATGGTAGTCGAAGATCAAGAAAAAATGAATGATGACGCTGACACCGTTTTAAAATTTCCAATTTATGGAGAATCTGAGCCAAAATATTATTCTTGCCCATACCCCGACTACAAATATCCCGGTTTGAGAGAGAACACCAAATTGGCAAATAGGGACATTTATCCATTTGTTCCTTGTTGTTATCAACGACCACAAAAAAAGAGTAAAAATTATAAGATGTACTATAACCAAGAAGTTTACGAACAACGAATTAATGCCGGTGAGATAGGTAAAACATTAAAAATTTTATCTCCAGAAAGATTAGGTGCTCTTCCACCAAAAATCGATAAACTTTTAAGTTACACAACCAATAACAAATTCTATAGGTATGGTATACCATTATCTTCTTCGAGTTGTGTGAATATATTAAACAAGGTCACCGACAGGCAAGAATCTGATATAACTGTCAGGTCTGAATTGGCCAAAAGAGCAGAACTTTGTAAAGGTGAATTCAATTCATTAAGTGTCAAAGAAATTGCCAAAAAAGTTATGGATCCGACAACCTATATTAATCCAAGATATTTTAAAGGTGCATTGGAAGATTACTATCAATTATCTTTCATTTTATTTTCTCTGACTGAAGATGACTTTAGCGTCTACCCCAACAGATTTGTGAGGTTTATTTGTCCATTAAAAAAACGAGTAATTTTAATGATTGAACACGAGCAACAAGAACATGTTGAACTAATTGTGGATGAAGAGACCTCAACATATGTAAATAAACAAGGTAAAAAACCTATTTTTACATTTGAAAAGGGTGATGCTCAGGTTAAAAAAATTTTTGCATTGTTCAAAGAAAGGTTCAACCATGCCGTGTACGACATTGATAATAAAAATTTTATCAATCTTTTGACCACGAATAATCCATCTGAAAGTGGCCTCAATATTTTCCAAACCTACCCATGGGAAACAATTTCTGTAAATGGAAAAATTTTAAAGGTCGTCAAACCTTTAAATCAATACATCGATAATTATGGTCAAACTAGACTTGTTGAATTTGAATTTGAAAATATTTCATTTGTCGGTCAATTTCCACCGTTACCGTGTTTAAAACTTCCAATCAAATCTCTTGATTATTTTATTTCTGTTAATGGCAAACTTCAATCACAAGTTGAAAATAGCTTGAAAACAAAATTTTCATGGTTAGATTTGTACCAAACAAAATTGAATACCGCTAAAGGTTACAGTTCTCCATATAAATCGTTTAAAAAAATGAAAAGAATGGCTGAATACATCCTTTGGGCAGCATGTCATTTTTACAGTGTATTCAGTCTGGGAACTGGTGGATCTGTCGATGAATGGATTTCTCAGCATACCCAAGTTGTCGAAAATTTTAAATACTCCAAGGTGGCAATTAAACCTATTTTCAATTCGGCAGAATTGATGGTTAACAACAAGTTTATATTCAATTCTCTTGAATTTCAAAACAGAATACGGTTCAATCTAAGCTTAATTTCACCGATAAACTTGAAGATATATTCGACCAACATATACCACTTTTTCTTTAATGATATTGCCAATTTCAATGTTGTTTACCCAGCACAACTTGCATTGACAAAACACGATTATTTTCAAAGGACTCGCACTCCATATATATTGAACATTTTAACAACTCAAAATGTTCAATACATAAGGTCAAATACACTTTATTATATAAAAGATTTATTTGGGTACAAATTTGTAGATTCCGATAATACTTTATGCTTATTCTTACCTTCGTTAGAAAAATTGACTGAAAATGCCAGTCAATTTTTAGGTCAAAAAATTGTATTGGACGAAACAATAATGAATGTGACTGTTTTCGACCAGAATACTCTCCAACAATATTCTGTTGGTCATAAAGAACCATCTATTGATGTTATTGTTATAAATATTAATGGATATTGGTTTTATGGTTTAATCTTACCAAAATTAATGTAATTATTCCTTTTAACCAACCTCTTTATGATCATAAAGGCTTACCCTTTTATCCCTGAAAGGGATAAAAGAATTTATTTCAACTTGTTCAAAAGACAGAGTCGAACGTACCTTACGATATCAACATCGTCAATTTTGGCAAATAATTGGTCCTCAATATTTTTATTTATTTCAAGGATATCGGCAAGCACATTTTTATTTATTTTTATTGTCGAATCTGATGTTCCATAGGTTGAATGAACAGCCACAAGATACCCCATTACAAATGCCGATGGATTTTTATATTCAAAATCTGGTATCTTTTCAACCAGACTGAGTATATGGGTTATTTCATCTGAATTTAAGGTATGATTTAAGATGTCTGAATCATTTATAATGTTTATGGTTGCAAGTGCTATTAATTTGAATTTTTCATTTATAGTATAACCACTTTTTTTAAGGTTAATTGCGCCACCCAGACCTAACCCAATATCGGCTGCTCCAAGTCTGTTCCAAGCATCTCTTTCGGCTAGAAATTCAACCTGGTTTTCAAAAATGTCGTCTTCTTCCTCCATAATTTATTTATTGGTTATTTTTGACTCGTATTGAATATTTTTTGTATTCTGCTTTGATAAGTAATAAATGGATACAGGCACTAAGACTTATCAGATAGATAAACATAAACAACTTATACCCCTGAACGGCAGCACTGTTAATTTTTCTTGTTTTTTTGAGGTTAAAAGCAAGGATAAAAAACCATTTAATATAACTATTGTCGAACAAGGTGAAATTAAACCAAAACAATATAAACTGGTTGACGATGGATACATTAATGGTCAAATAGAATCAGATGGACAATTAAAATCTTATTTTTTGGTTTTAAAGTCTCAACAACCATGTGAATGCGATGTACGAGTAGTGGTTAAACCAAAGGAAGCCGGAGAAAACGTGTCACATCAACAGCCGCCTCAACAACAACCTAGTAATGGACCAATTCAACCACCACCAGATATGGTTGTACAACCATCTGAAACCTATTTTCAGATGAAATACATTATAGGCATATCTGTAACCATTATAATTGTCTACTTGTTATACAAGTATCGCAAGACCATATTTGAAAAATTGTCCATAAAGAAGGATACTTTGATGCCAAGCATGTCAAGTACAAGTTTTTGATTGTTTGACTGGGCCAGTACAAATATTGAAGTAACGCGTCATGTTTTAAAAAAATGCATTTTTTTAAAACAAATAAATGAGTATTCCTAACCTCGCATCCCTCGCAACTGGGCTGTGATCAGCCAATTGTTGGCTGATCACTGGAAACAATCAGTCAATTGTTGGCTGGGGCCCCAGGCGCATCAGTAATCCCTACTCTAAGTGGACTACTACCACTTTTATCGACTAGTTTTCCACAACTGGCTCCTCTATTGATTGTGGTCATTAGTCTACTTTCTTTGCCTGGTGGATTACCTCTTTAAAATGCACGTCACTTTAAAATGCACGAGGGAAATTTGTAGTTTTTGGTAAAGTGACCAAGTAGTTTTTCTGGGGTTGTTTAAAAAAATTTAAAAAATGGTCTTAACCCACCAAAAAAAATAAAAAATTTAAAAAAATGGTCTTACAAACCACAAAAAAATAAAAAATTTAAAAAATGGTCTTAACCCACCAAAAAAAATAAAAAATTTAAAAAATGGTCTTAACCCACATCGTTGAGGAGAGGCAAAAAGCCTCTCCGAAGCGAACGAGTTACAAACCACAAAAAATATGGTTCGTCCAAATATTAAGTTCACTTGAACTCTTTTATGCATAAAAGGCATAAAAGATTAAATGCACCATTATTGTGTTACAAATTTTGAAAAAATAGATTCCAAATCAGGGTCTTGTTCGTCTTTAATTTTTTGGTGTAATATATCAATGAAATTTAAAGGTGTCTCTACACTTGAACCCTCAGATATCACGTTTTTCAATTTAAAGGTGATCTTGAATCCTTCATCTAATAGTTGTTTGTACCTTAAAGTTTTCTTGAAAGTTTGAAATTCTTCAGCGCAGGTTGAATGAAGCACAATTTTATATTTTCGAAATTCTTTGTTTTTGAATTTTAATGGTTTCATCACATCTTCCACACTGAGATATTTTATGGTCAGTTTTGGCATTTTAAGGTCAATTTCTTCATAACTCAGTTCATCGTTGGTAAAGGTCAAAATAGGCACGGTATTTTCAATCGATTGCCCAAACGCGTGTTGCATAGCTGAACCAGGATAATAGATGTTGCTCTGACTCCATTGTTTGTTGTGAATATGGCCGCTGATAACCATAGGCCAATTTTCGTCCCATTTGTCTCCACATTTGCTTTCTATTGGACCCATTTTACAACCATAAAATTCTTGATGGGCAAATATAGCCTTAAAATTTTTTGAATAATTAACTTGATCATATTTTGTTTTTAATGCTTCTTCAAACCTTCCAGGCGGAACGTATGGGACAAATAAAAAACTGAAGCCATCCGTGGTGTATTCAACCACTTCATCAACTATGGTAACATTATCCCAACATTTGAGAACATTCATCCAATGATGGTCGGTCAAAAACTGTTGATTGTTTTTGTAATCATGGTTGCCAACAAGCACAAAAGTCTTTATTTTTTTTCTCAACAAATCGATAAATTGTATGGCTAAATTCAACGGTTCAACGTCAACTCTATCATGGTTGTCTAACAGGTCGCCAGCAACCACAACAAAATCCAATATATTTGATTCGACGATACTCACAATTCGAGACACAAACAACGGGATATACTCTACATTTTTTATTTTAAAGTGGGGATCACCCACAAATAATACTTTTTTTTCAATAACGTCCATTCTTTATTTATGCTTAAAACAATTGCAAAAAATCATTTATTTTTTTTCAAAAAACAGCGTGAATAGAAATGCTCACTTTGTCCATAATTTCAAAAAATTTCAATTTTTCAAGTAGTAAGATAATAAATAAAGAATGAATCAAGCATCATTTTTCATCGAAAAAAAAGCATTATTTGGTGGTTATCCCAACCACAATCAAATCATAGAATTGAAAGAAGAGGGGGTAGTGTGGTTCATAGACTTGACCAACAACAATGAAAGAGGGATAACTCAGTACTCTCATCTTGTGGACAATTGGATAAATTTTCCAATTAAAGATGGATGGGTACCAGAAAACAAAAAAAAATTTCACATTTTTCTGTTATTGATCCAAATGGCCATTGAAAGCTTAAAACCGGGAGAAAAATTATATTTACACTGTCGAGGAGGTCATGGTCGATCAAGCCTTGTAATATCTTGTTTTCTGAGTATGGTTTTTAATATACCAGTCGCTGATAGTCTTAATCTAACCAGAGACTATCACGCTCTTCGGCCAAATTTAAACCCAAAATGGTTGATAGGGTGGCCTTTAAGTTTAAAACAAAGAAAATTTATCGAATGTTTCTTTGGTTCTTTGTACCTTCACTCAAATTTCAATGATTCCAAAATTAAAGATATTTCCACAAAAACAGAATTTTTTAGGTACATGATAATCTTAAATTTATACCTTCATCAGCACACTTCTGTGCTTGAAGTACTCCTTAATTCTGGTTTAAAAACAATAAAGGGAGAAGGGATCTTAAGTTGTATGCTTCAAGAATTAAGGTTCTATGTACTTTATTCCAAAGCAAAAAAGATTTTTGATTTTGGGTAAAAATTAACCACATTTCAAAAAGGTTTGAACAACACAATTGGTCAGTTTTCGTTTATTTCAAGGTGATTTTAGCCTTAAAATAAAATATTTTTAATGGTGTCATTTTAAATTTGTAAAGAAGTGTATTTGACTGCGTTGATAAGTGTTGCACCCACACTATCTTTCCAGTTTTCTGTTCAACTAACAAACCTTGGAGTAAATTCAATCGTGATTGATCCAACAACTCCTACTGATCCATGTCTTTTGATTGTTGAAAGAGTGGCGTAAAACCATATTTTAATTTTATCCTTTTTGAGGATAAAATTAAGCACAAAAATTAAAAACTAAGCGATGAGGTTGATTTAGGGTAGATGTATACCCTGGAATTTTGAATCAACAACTTTTTGAAAATATTCATTTTATATCTTTTAGTGGTTGTTGGAACCTTGTTTTTCGTTGTAAATCTTTTAATAGAAGGGGTAGTTGTCGAAGGTGGTGTCGTGGTGATTTGTGGTTTGTATATTCTGTGTTTTGGGTCAAGTGGTACAAATCTGTATTCTGGTCTGAGTCCATAAACAGTATTAATAGCCAATTTATCGTCTTCTTGCAATTCGGTACTTTCAGATTGATACCAAGCATACATTACAGAATTTTTTTGAGAGGAGTGACTCAACCCTAAAGAATGTCCCATTTCGTGGAGAGCTACACTAAACAAGCTTGTACCGTCTTCTTCATCCCACAAAGTCCACTTTTCTCCCAAATCAAAATGAGCATCGCCACCTCTGTCAGAAGCTGGATAAAATGCGTGAGCTAAAACTTGTCCTGGGCCATCAAAATCATAACCATCTCCATGGTTTCCTTCTAAAAATTTTATGGTTATATTAGCCTCATTTTCATTTGAAACTTCTCGAAACGATAGAAGGGCCGTGTTGGACCATTTCGACATAGAAGTTGAAAATATGGTTCGGATGACCTGTTTAGACATGTTGCTTTGGATTTTATCAAAATTGGATAAATCAAGGTACCATGTCACCATTGTTTCATTCAAATTATTTTTTGGGGTATCCCAACCCCTTACAACAACGAATCGTTTTTGTCGTGAGTTCATCCCACATCGAGGAGTTTGAAATAAATTTGTGGTTAAAGGGTCCAAAAGACCAGTTGGTTTAATGCCTGCGTCTTTTTGAAGGTTCATGATACCTTGTAAAATTTTATCATGATCTTCAAGAGATGCAATTTCATTATTTGAAAGTTCAGGGTCCAAATAACCATATTTTATTAAATATTTTTGTTGACACTGAATATCGCATTCAAACCCTTGATTCGGATCAGAAATGGGACGAGAGTCAACAATATACACGATGCACAAAAATACATATAGTTTCATTTATTAAGTCCAATATCTGAAATTTTTCCTCAATTGTCTCGGAACCAAGTCGATCCTCAACGCTTTATTTTGACTAGACTTGTCAAACTATGCAAACTTTGTCGTTTACCCGATGCCCTATGGGCATCGGTTAGCGTTTGCCCTACGGGCAAACGTTTATCCACAAACGAAACACTTCAAAACAGAAAGATTTTAATGGTTCTGAAAACTTTAAACTCATCCACTTTTTGAAAAACTTTAAGATTTAAAAAAATTTTTTCTAGGATTTGAAAATCTGACGATCGCAACTTTCAGATTTTGAGAGACAATCGTAGATTTTCAAAAGTTGCGATCATACGAATATTCAGCAGATTCCAAAAATCTACGATTGTCTCCCAATTTTGGTCGTCAACTTTCAAAATTCAGGATTTCAAAAAATTCAGATTTTTGAAAATTTAATGGTCAAAAATATTGGTCCCTTTTAGTTTATGGTTAAAAAATTCGTTTGTGGATAAACGGCCCTATGGGCATCGGGTAAACAAAAATATGAGGGGTTTGTTCAGTTTTATTTGTCAATAAATAAAGGAGTCATTAACCATGAATTTAGAACCATATATTTGGGGTCCTCATTATTGGGCTACAATGCACTTTATGTCATCGACATACGATAACAAGCCCAATCAAAGCATAAAAACAATTATGAAAAATTTTATTCAGTCCGTACCTGTATTTTTGCCATGTAAAGAATGTCAAGATCATGCATTTGAATTTGTCAACGCAGTTCAGTTAGATAAAGTAGTTGAAAATCGAAAGGAGCTTTTCACCTTTTTTTTCAATTTTCACAACTCTGTTAATCAAAGGTTAAAAAAACCTTTAATGAAAATTGAAGATGCGCTGAATAAATATTTTGTTCCAAAGGAAGAACATCACCTTTACCTTCCATCAAAGAAAATAGATGGACCTGTTTTTGGATCATCGTTCAACTCTTTACCGGGCACTGGTTCAACTCGAAATTTTTTTATTTTAAGTGTGGTAATTTTAACCATTATTTATCTTATTCGAAGAAATTGGACTAAAATACATTCCTAGGCAAGGGGGGAACCCACGGAAGATTATCATATTTCAATTTTATGCTTGTTGGAAGCATAAAATCATCTAGTGCCTAGCATCCACTTTCTTTCAAATTATGGTTCTTTTGACCACAATTAATAAATT